TGTTCAACGCAAACACAATGATACCTAACATCGTTTTCGTCGCTGTACAAAACTTCTCCTGTACGGGCATCAACACCTCGGGCCTTACGCACACGATTTGCGTGAGTGTGTCCGTGAATGTTAGTACCAAAGCGCCCCATTGAATCTGAGTGCAATGGAATGTGACTCAAAATCATCCCATCCATTACGTGGTACGCTCTCAACTCTCGGAAGTATTGACGGTATTCAACATCGGGAAAGATGTCGTGGTTACCGCGGATCAATACCTTGTCGCCGTTCAACCTAGCCAATGTTGGCAAAGCCTTACGGTTAATAACAACATCTCCCAAATGGTAGACTTTGTCAGTGGGCTTGACACGTTCGTTCCAAGCCTTGACCATAGCTTCATCCATCTCCGCAGGGTCATCCCACGGACGCAACTTTGTCACGCCGTCGTTTCGAGTGAAGCGACATACACCTGTGTGACCAAAGTGTGTATCACTTACCAAAAATACACTTGGCATATTCGCCTCCTTTCTTTAATAAACTTCTTTTACAATTTCGTATTCTTCTTTGGGCCACTTGGCTTTGAACTCTTCGGTCTTAACATAATCATTGTAGTCTTTAGCATTGAAAAACTTTTTGCTGAATTCTGTTTTGAACGATCCTCGTTTGCTTATAGTCAGATATACCGACTTTGCTGTTCCTGCCATTTGATCCCCTTTTGTTTAAGTACTAATTATACTACCTTTTACCAGTTTTGTCAAGTGGTTAATTTCTTACCCCAGTTAATATAGTTAGATACTTTCTCCAAAACAAAGTACCCAAGGGCATTTGCGACCATCATAGCAATAGCAAAAGTTGCGGCCATTTGGTTAGTTCCGTTACTGTCACCTGAGAATATAATTTTAGCAGTAATAAAGGTACATACCAAAATAATAATTCTATATACTATTGTTTTAGTAATACTTCGTTTGGTAGAATCGACTCCTACTTCGTCTCTATTCCATCCAAACCTTAGCCAAACTCTATCATGTAGATAGTAGGTAGTTGATCCGATAACAAATGCGGCTATTCCAAATGCTACCATTTGACCGCCACTTCCACCAAACGCCATAGTCATTAACATTGTAATGATTACAGATAAAATTCGATATGCTACAGTTTTTGCTAAAGTTCTTCCGTGTGTTTCACTTACAACAGTCATTGTTATTCTCCTTATTGATTGACTACCCAAATTTCTTTAAACCCTTCTTCCTCTGATGGTACTTCAAAATTCTTTATCATATCCTCAATTACTTCAACTGGGATAATTTTGCCCGGGCGGCTTGCTAACCTACGACTTAGTTCTGGAGGAAATGGAGGCCTGAATACCACAGCGATATGTTCATAGTCTGGAAGCATTCGGAACTTACGTTCACGACTAGCAACTGTGGTACTTGTTTGATCCCAAATTATTGTATGACCTAACTCACGTGCTCTTACAACTTGTTCAGCCATTAGGTTAACTGCTGTGGGCATGTAATCCTTAAACACTTCTGAATAGGTCTTACCTTGCTCTCTAGCATAGTCTTCCACAAACGCATCGGTTGAAACTACAGTTAGCCCCAACGCCCATGTTTGATTCTTAATCCAAGTTGACTTGCCAGATCCTGGAATTCCAATTAGTTGATAACATTTAGGCATTATTTTGTATCATCTGAAGTTTCCGGAAAGTGACTAATAATCAAATCCAATGCCGCAATAGTCTGCATGTTAATGCCTACATCTTCTGGATGCATCCAATAGCCGTTGGGGTTAGCATCACTCTTTGGATTCTTCTTCCACTGCTTTAATTCTTTCTTCAAATAAGCACGATAGTCTTTGAGGTTAAGACTAGTAATGCGATCAGCAGTTTCACCATCGATCCATTGGTAGGGTTTATGTTTTGCTTTGCTCATATATCACCTTCGTAGTTTTCTCTGTACTTGCGTTTGGCATCTGCCAGTGTAAACACTTTCTCGTTATCGTTGGTCCAATCTTCGTCGACAGGAGCCCCATTAATTGTATGAGGCTCCTGTGCGTCATAAGTCCATCCCAATGCCCGCATCATGCGATGCTTGACCAGTAGGTTAGGACTACGGAACACTTCCGTGTCGTTGAAGCCCAACATGACTCCAACTTCACAGACTGCGCCACTACGGCACACACCTGCTACACAATGAACAACAACGTTCATACGGTGCTCCATTGCGTGTTGTAGCAATCGAACCAGCTCTGCGGCCTGTTCTTGGCTACAACGCATTTCTTCATCATCAACCGGATCTCGTTCTTCTACGTCCAAAAATTGGAATTGATGAACTTCCTTAAATGTGTACAACGGAGTTGGGAAATCGCCCGGAGGATCCACAATTTGAATCAGCATGGCATTAATGCCCGGGTCAAAGTGAAACCCTCTGCGTACATCAGCTAATGATACATTTTGAATCCATGGCATGTTATTCTCCTTTTATAATACAATTATAACAGAAGTTTACCAGTTTGTCAACCGTTAAATTCTCTGTATAAAAAAGTATTGGTTTAAGCGTTTGCCCATTTTCTGGGTCATGCGCTGTCCGTGTAGCGTTCCTGCCTTCCAACTTACCATTCGATTATATACATTTTTTACTTCGGCTGTCTGCTCAAAGTTGCTGTGGTAATCGGTATGTAGTTGGGTAAATTGATCTAAGTTAATTTTCTTTGCTTCGTAGTCCTCTCTAGGTATTGTGTAATCGTTAATACAGCGATCGTACAATTCTTGAATTGACCAGTTGACCCCGTTGCGAAGTTTGTATGTAGACGCACTTGCTTCAGGATCAGGATCAGGGGTTAAAAAGATCTGCCCACAAACAACCAGTTTATAGTCTTCTGTAGTCATACGGCAAGCATCGGGATTCTTTCCGTCAATGTGTACCCATCCCTTGTTAAACACTTCTATAGGATTCCAGTTATGTTCCATAAAGAATGTAAACATATGAAGTCCACGAGGATCTGTGATTCCGTGTATCTTAAAAATTTTAGCACAGAACTGATCGTACAATTTTTTATCTACTTCCTGTAATCCTATACTGCGTTTGCCTGTTCCGCAACCAAAGATAGGAAACTCCCCGTTAGAAAGATAAAATATCTTTTCAGGATCGTCATAGAAGTTATCAAGTATTTTAAGATTTGTTATCATACAATGCGTAATACTAGAGTAAAACGCTCACCAGTTAGCACAGGCTTAACAAGATGCTTGTACTCGTAGTCTGCTGACGCAAGTACCATAGTTCCTATTGTAGGAGTAAAAGTACATCCTTGTTCCGGATACACTAGCTCTCCACCTGTATAACTGTTATTTAAAAATATAACGGCTGTACGTGTCCATTCTTTGATTCTTGTTACAACACCGTTGTTCACAAGGGCATTGTCTGAATGTTGTGCGTTAAAACTTCCTGTAGGATAGTACAGGACGCTGGCACCCTGTACATCATGAAGTCCTGTACGCTTGATAAGATCTTGTACAATCGGGTTGTCTATACACTTTACTTTTTTGAGTCCATAGTTTCTATCTATGCTATCAAAATAAGTCATTGGTGTAGCAGTATTTTTTGGGTCAACTTGACTCATTAGAAGATCAACTTCCTGAATTGACATGACATCAGGAATAACTTCGATCTTCATTACTTTACTGTGTATTGGTAATTTACTGTATCGGAATTGTCGCGGAGTACACTAGCGCCGTTCTTTAGATGGAACTTTCTAGCCATTTCAGTTTTCGGACTAAGTGTAACAAAGTTGCTTACATTAGGAAACTGTTCGCGGATTTGTGCTACAGTTCTAAACAATAGGTCTGCGCCTGCGCCTGGCGCATAACTCCAAATTGTATAGAATACTGCTGTAGTTGCGTCCTCAACATCTTTACCTAATTCTTCTACAGAACTAGGAACAAAGTCTAGGAGGTTAACGCATACCATCGCTGATGGTATTTCGCCATCGACTAGCGCACTGACAAAACGGCCAGGGCCTACTCGAAAGTCTTTTGGGATGTCCGGTCGAACTGGATCATCTTTTATATATTCTAGCAATGGATCTGTTAGATCTGTGATGAATGACAGCATGATTGACCTCCCTTTAATTAAGTATATTTATAATGATTTTGTAAAATGGAGCGGGTAGAGAGAATCGAACTCTCAAATAGTCCTTGGCAAGGACTCAGGTTACCTTTACATCATACCCGCATGTTTGGTGGGCCAAGTAAGAATTGAACTTACACTCAATCGATTATGAGTCGACTGCTTTACCATTAAGCTATTGGCCCTATCATAATTGGTGCCCGGGGCCGGACTCGAACCGGCATGCCTTTCGACGGGAGATTTTAAGTCTCCTGTGTATACCATTTCACCACCCGGGCAATTAACTTAACGTATGCTATTATATAGCAAATTCAAGGGCTTGTCAACAACTTAAATGTCAGCACCGCCCATTTTCATTAAAAATTCGTCTTGTTCTTTTAGAACGTTTTCCCATTGTTGCCTGTCTCTGTGTATGTTGGTTATAAGCGCCAATCTGTTTCCGTAATACATTCCCATCTTAGGGTCACTTGGTTCTACAAAGTGTATCAAGTATCCGGGATGTATTATCATTAATCCTTCTTCTACTCGCACTTTCTTAAATGCTGTAAATTGATTGGTCCACTGTACGCCACCTCTAGGATCTATAAACATTAGATTCCCGGGATTACGATCAGTAACGTTTATGTATATAATTCCTACACCATAACAGTTGCCATGATGGTGTGGCATAATTCTATACGGGCCTTCTGGATATGTTACCCTAAAGTAGCCTTTGCTTGCTATAAACGGAGGAAGCGGCATTTCGCTCTGTGCGCGGAATGCCTTTTCTGCTAGCTCTAGTGTTTTTTCTTTTACCTTAATCATTGTTTCGGGCAAGTCTGGCAGTTGCCATATGTCCGTTTGATTTAGGTTTCCTACATCGTTTTTATCTTTAAGAAGATACTTAACATCTTCCTTTAATTTTGCTATGAACGCATCGTCAAAAGGTCTTGCCATTAGAAGAGGAGTTGACCACAATTGATGTAGTGTTTCAGTTCCTTCTAATTTAAGGCGTGTAATTGCGCCTTCTTCCATATTTGTGTTGTCCATGCTACTATTTACGTTTGGTGCTCCAGTCTGGGAACGATCCAGAGTTTCGTCCTTACCAAGGAAGTGTAATGCCTTTATACTACAGGAGCAATTACTTGATTACAGTTAGACCTCTGTAGACCATCCATGTCATTAGTATTTCTCTATCTTGATTAGACGGAGTTGTGTAATGCGGATAGTAAGAGTGTGGAGGAAATACTAATAGTTTTCCTGCTTCTGTTTTGAATTTTTTATCTTGCTTAGGGAATACAATTTCCCCACCATCTGTATTTGTAGTTAGATGTAAAATTATTGTAGCAAATCTTAATACAGAATTATTCTTGTCTTTAATAGGAGCCGCGCCATCTATGTGAGGGTTACAAATATCACCAGGCTTATACCAATGATATTCTACACCAGAGTCTTCTACTTCAAACTCGGGTTCAAAGTTTGGAATAACTATGCTTTTAACAATGTCATAAAATATAGGAAACATCCTAGCATCTAATTCTTGTACATCTGGGGTGTTATAAGTTTTAATATCGTCAAACCCTACACTCTTGCCCATTCGGTTGTACATCTGTAACTTAGGATCATTAGTTGTATACTTTTTAAAAGTATCACTAATAAACTTAATGTCTTCTTCTTTTAGATAGTTAGGTATTTCTATAAACATAATTGGTCTCCCCGATAGGAATCGAACCTATATCTATTCTTTAGGAGAGAATCGTTCTATCCATTGAACTACGGCGAGGTATTAATCTATGACAATTTGTTAAATCCATACTCCTATGAATTTTGTTAAATTCTTTAAACATCTCTAACACCTTAGCTTTA